CCGGGCCACAGCGCGTGCTTGAATACGAAACTGCAGCCGAACTTGTCCCCTTGTATCTGTGTCTTTGCCATGGTCAACTCCGCAAGCCCGAAATCGTGTAGCGGTCGTGTCCGCAGATGCTCCTGATGCTCTAACTCAGCAATAACCGCCGCTGTCTGCCTATTATGTTGTACTTTACTTGCTACCGTCATGCCAGACCAGACAAATGCAATGGCACACGCAACAATGACTACTCTTTTTACCCAGCACCAAATCTGTTTATCCATACTAAACAGGTTACCCAAAACAACACACGTCAAAACATAAAATGACGTGTGTTACTCGGTGTTCTTCGTCCTATATTGCTCGAACAATGCCTTGGCGAGACGGCCAACTGTCTGGTATCCACCAATCGAGTATGCAGCAATTGCAACGAAGTTATTGACAAACTCTGATCCTGCAAATTGCCCATCATCCCAGACACTTGAATATGCAGCCGCCATTGCTGAAAGAAGCGCGACAGATACATACTTCAGTGTGACATTCTCTGCCACATACTCACTAGCCGCCTTTGCACCAGAGATTATCAACATAGCTATCAAGCCGAGAGCAATCTGTCTGAGTTGAGTGTCTTGCCAAATACCAATGATTACTTCCATTATTTATCCACCTTTTCGAGTAATCGATCTACCTTCTTTTCCATGCTCTTTACTGTAACGTCCATGCGATTCACGGTATCCCTTGCTTCACCAAATATTGCAGTGTGAGCAGCACAATCTTCCCGCGAAACATAACCAGATACTAACTCACTTTTCGTTGTATGAAACTCTCCATTGTTGACATGATTATCGTATACACCCATACGTCTTACAGCGAACGCTATTCCACTTACTAGAATAAGTGCAACACCTATGGTAATAGCACTCTCTTTGCCTATAACTGTTTTTGTAATCTCAGCCCCTCCGACAGACTGAGCACATGCTACTCCGAAACACATCAAACTCAATGTTGCTGATAGTATTGCAATCCAATACTTCCGCATGAAAATCATCATCCTATCGAACGTGCGTTTTTCGTTGCTTGCTAACATATTTATAGGCTGTGTCAATACCAAGTTGAAACGCTTGGCACATATCATCGGTTTTGCCAACACCGATAGCAACACCAGCCGTAAACGCATCGCCAGCACCGACAATCCACGCATGCTCGACAGGAGCAAACGGAATTTCAACATCTCCATCACCCCATGCAGCAACAAGAGGTCTTCCATCGTTTGTAACAACAGCGGACATAACGTCTGCTATCTGCATTATCTTCGTTGGTGATGTAGTTCCATATATCAATTCTGCTTCATGTCTGTTCGGTACAAGCACAGACGCTCCATCCCACAATGTATAATCATGTCTCTTCGAGTCAACAACTACTGGAATATCACTTTCGATAATCTTGCGAATACTTGTAGTAGCATATCCATCAAACACTGATTTGCAGTAATCAGAGAAAACAACCACATCGTATTTGTATAGATCGGTCAACAAATTGGAGAAACAGGAACATGTGTTATTAGAGTGGCCAGTCGTCTCTGCATCTATTCTTGATATCACCATGTTTCCGTTATAAGCCCTTGTCTTGACTGGGATTGAAAACGCATCTCCAGACCAAACAATCTTGTTTGCCTTTGTGGCGATCTTAAACAGGTCTACCACCCACTTGTTTTCTTTCGGTCCTGGGCCATCAACGTATAGATCAACGGTGGCCTTGTTATCAGTAAGTATCGTAGCTACATTACCAGCACCGCCAGAGAAAATCTTGAGTGTAGACCCTTTAGCGATGCTAATTTGGTCGTTCTCTGGACAAAAGTGAACATCGTCTCCAACATTCACCGATAGGTCAAGCATGGCGTCCCCAACGACAGCTATTCTCATTAGCGTATCCTATTACCTGTAATCCCACTCTTCAGTGGTTCCAAACCCGTGTTGTCCAAACATGAATACTTGTATAGGACGATAGTATGGACATAGCAACTTTCGGTAGATACGAATGAAGTCTATCGTACACTCGCCATAGTTAGCACCAGTTACATCCCTGGCCACATACAGTGTGTTTGCAGAAATGCTTGGAGTACCTGTTGCTGCTACTTCACCATACATCTGGCCGTTTACATAACATCTCTTCTTTGAACCATTGTAGGTGATGCAGATATTATACCACTCATTTGTGTCTACGGTCAAAGGCGCTATGTCTGTTGTTCCTTCTGACACCCCATAAATGTTCGACTGGATATGGGTACCAGTGTATTCCAGATTAATCCCACTTGATTGCGTCAGTATTTTACATGCAACATTGGCATCAAATCTTATACCAACCGCTACAGACAATAGTTCATCCGAGAACGTCTCGGCAGTCAATGTAGTGCTGGCATATTCGTTTGTTCCATTGAATTGAGCAGCATATGCTCGGTGGCCAGCAACCCATGAACCACCAGATAACGTCAATGTGTTGCCGAGTATTTGCGCGTTGTATATTGATGTCCCTGCATTCTCTGAGAATGGCCAAAACTCCACATCGTTTTGAAATACAGTATCCGAGTACACCGGCCAGTCATCTTCAATCCGAACATTGGCATCAAAGAGAAGTTCGTCGATCCCGCCATCGTAGAAGTTTGAACCATCACTACCAACTGTGAATGCAGTTCCTGCTTCATCTAATGTTGTGATGGTAACACTGCTTTTGTATACAGTACCACCCACACTCAAAAAGACAGTTCCAGCATTGTACTGAAATGCTATGTGTTGCCACGATCCAGTAGATACACTCAGGCTGCTATTCACAATTTCCGGGGTTACTCCATCAGTGATGGAAACCTTCAATACACCAGCATCCAGATACAGTGTGAAACCATCATCAAATTTACAAATTGGTCTGTTGTCAGTAACAGAATCAGGTTTAAGCCATGCGCTTACAAACGCAAACTTCTTGATTGGTTCTGTAGACGCAATAGTGACTGCTGCACTTGCAGTAGTTCCGTTGAAGTCACTTGCATCAGACCACTTACCGCTACCAGATAGCGTGGCATTGATTGTCGACAAATCATTATCGTTTGCACTTGAGTCTGGGAACTGCGCTGTTACTATGGAATCAAAATGCCACAAACCAACAACGGTATCTTTCGTCAAGTATGGCTCCGATGGAGGAGTATATGTTCGTGTTTTATTTTCCGTAAGTTGATAGGCATCAGCGCTTCCACCAAGTACTGCATCCAGAGAATCAACCAATTGACTGTTATCACTGAATACTGTATCTGGGAGCATCCTTGCTCCAAAAATATCAACTGTTCTTCCTTGTCTGATTGCTCTTTTGAGATCGGCTATGGTTGTGGTTTTGATAAGGTCCATGTTACACCGGCCTCGGCCACTGAATGGCTGTTATGGTACTACCAACAATATTCCCTTTGGTGGAGAGCGTGTCTGGTGATACATTTCTATCTATTGAAACAATTCTCCACGTAGAGCCGAACCCGTTTATCTGAATGTAGTCACCAACTCCAAGTTGTGTATCTACATTGCTGTCAAATGTGATGCGTGCACGAGACTTGCCGTACATCTTCGCCAACTCGTAGCAAATCCAGTTTACCATTTCTTGTGTATTCACTCTTGTAGGTACTATCATTAAGCGTCGTCTACCAACGTAGTTTGGAGCATTTTGATCTGTTTGACTTGCCTTGTCTTGGTATTTTTGCACTAATGCCTTTTTAGTCTTTGGGTCCTTGCCCACAACCCAGATTTCGTTGTAGAACTGATCGTGCATTATCTCTAGTTTGGGTTGCTGATGAATAGCATACTGACCAGCAGTAGTTGTCATATAGAACGTTCTGGAAACACTGATTGACGTTGTGTCTTTGAACTTAAAGATTCCTCCGCCTCCGAAGCGAACTGTCCAATCACCACGAAACCATTCATGGAGTGTCTCGATAAACTCACTGGCTACACTACCGTCCTTTGGCTTGAACTGATAGTCTTCATTAGCCCGCTTCTTTGGCAAATACACCAATGGAGTATCATCAATATCAAGCATAGCTGTTGGGAAGCCAAGTCTCTTCATAAATTCAGTCAGCGCGTCACTGAGTTTTTGCCCATCGTATGGTGGATGATTAAACACTACTTCACTTTTCAACAGTTCATAGCCGTCTCCACATTCCCACTCGATGTGCAACGCACCTTTGGTTGGAGTTTCATAGGCAATGTAGCTAGGATTGAGCGTATAGAATACAGCAACGTCCTCACCACCAATGTCGTAGTCTATCTCGTTCATTGGCCTCAGAGCAATGTTGTTGTATTGGCCATTCTGATTTCTTAGCGTAACAGTTGCTTTGTAGCTATCCAAATCCTCACTTAGTTGTTCATCAATCGAAACAACATCGGATGATATATCAACAGCAGCAGATGTGTCTACGTCTGCTGTGTATTCATACAGGCAGACTACATCATTGATTACTGGTGATATTCCACTAGTGGGCGTCAATGTCAACTCATACTTAAACCGCTTGAACAGTGGAGTAGATGTGGATGGAATTTCTGTGCCAGTATCGGCATCCAATATCTTAAAACTAATACCACCTGTCCCAACAGCACCAGCAGTGATTGCTGTATTGTCCATGTACCCAGTGCTATTGTTCCATCCGAAAATACTAAGTGCTGGATATGCACTGTTACTCTCTGATTTCTCTATCACATCACTGGTCACTGTTCCAGTTGATGGAAAATCAGTAGGTACAAAACTCAACTGCGAAAGACCACCGGACAAACTTTGCATACACGGAGAACCGTCTGGAAATAGCTTGATGTTATCTCTTTGTAATGGAGACCGATATACGAAACCGCCACCTTCAAGAATATCTGATTTTACCAATAAGTCATCTGCTGAAATTGGTTGAAACCAAATAGTTATCCAACGCGAACCTATATCTCCTGGCTTCAATGTCAATGCGTGTGAATATACCTGTGTCAACAACTCTGTGTTGCCAGCAGCGTCGAACGCAGTGTAATTGTCATATGGATACTCACGAACAATCATTCTGCCAAAGCTGTCTATGGAAAAGTTGATTGAAGAAAAGTAGTACGTATTGCTACCAATCGTTGATGTTTTCATCAGGTCAACCCATGGAAACAATTCAAGCGTAGGAGAGTAAACACCATCTGGCTTGTACCAAATGAAACTTGCCCTTACACCACGGTTGTTACCTATGGAGTGAGAACTGTCCAGGGCGGCTGACCATGCCGTTGTTGGGTCTCCGGCCCACCCAACAGTCTTTCCACCCATACCAAGGTGATCCTGTGCCTCTATCCAGTTTGTACTACCTGTCGGATTTGATACATATGCATCTCTTCCCCACGGATAGTCTGCTGGTTGATGCTTTGGTTTCAACATTATGCACTTACCAATATCATCAAAATACGTGTCACTATATGTCAGTTTATACAATGTATCACTCGGTGTCGAGCAGTACGCCTCGACATTCCGAGAAATGATATTCTGTACTGGTCGTGCAGTCACGGTCATTGTTGCTTTAGCCATTTACGTCACCGCCGTCTTCAACGCGCCTACAAACGCATCTATAGCCCTCGGCATGGCTGCAGCAACACGAGCATCAACTTGCGCAGTGCTTAGTTCGTCAAACTGGATTTTGTACACAACCTCGCTTTTGTTTTTACCGATAACATCACCTGCTATGTTGCCACGCAATCCAGACTGATCTCGTATTTGACCAAACCTTCTGACAACCCTGCCTTCAGATATGAGATTTTTAATTAGTTGGTCAGGAGCACCAATGATTTTCCCTATGATACCATCCCACTTGTCTTTCGTCTCGTCACCGAGAATGTCAAGTGACTTCTGCAGATATTGCATTTGTTCGATGGAACCAAACTTAGCTTGGTTTGCCATCCAACGATAATAGGCAGCCATTCTCTTCTTACCACCTTCAACAGCGGCTTCACCAACCATATCTTGCTTCGCCATTGATTGCAATAACGAGAACGCTGCTTCGGCCTTGGATAGGTTTTCATTCCTTACTTCTCTTTCATTCTTCAACGCTGCTACTCTACGATCTATCTCTGAAGTTACCTTTCCTTCAGTAACGGCCAACTCCTTTTCCTTGTCGAGTATATCTATGTCCATCTCCTGGAGTTCGGCCATTGAATACCCTCTGGCCTCCATCTCAGCACGATACGCTTTAGCATATTCAAGCTCTGCCTTTATCATTGTCTGAGACGCACTACGCATCTCGTTCTGTTCTTTGAGTTTGAGAGCACCAAGTTCTACGCTTTTCAGTCTTTCTGCATTGGTGATTTGCTCATCTGTTGCACTGTTTGCCCTCAGATTGCTTATTAGAACTTCCCACTGTGCTGTTCTTCTAGCAAATTGTTCTCTATAGGCATCTGCTTTTGCCACATGAGATGTGCTTTTCTCTCCTGGTCCAGCGCCAACACCAACATCGGCAGACTTAATTGCCAATGCCAAATCTGCATCCATGATCTTAGAACTCATCTTGAACGCTTCCACAAAATACTTTTGATACAATTCCATATCATCAATGGCTTTTGCTTCCATAGCCGAATCCCACGCTTCTTCCATTATCTGTTGCCCAAATATAAGAGTAGGATCGACGCCGCCAGCAGCAAAACGCCCTGCTGTTTTTGTTGTTTTGTCTAAGTCATCCTCCGCTCTCAACAATTCATCCTTCTTGTATAAAATATCAAGTTGTTTCTGTAGTTCGGCAGTATTCTCTTTTTCCTTTGCTCCTTTTTTACCAACAAATGTAGCATACAAATCTGTCAACGCTTTCAATTCTAATTGTATCTTCTTCTCTCTATCCATTTCTGCTCGTCCATCAGCAAGCACAGTGTTTACGTCTTCTCCACTCTTCAGTCTTTCTTTTATCGCCTTCTCTATCTTTTCCGATGTATGAAGTTCGTCTTTCTTATTTTCAATTTGTTCTTCGATAGCCTTGGCTACGTGTATCGATGGGTTTGCACCAGCTCTTGCTCTTTTATAATAATCTCTTTGTGCGTCTGTCAATTCTTTGTTATTTGCCAATTGCCACGTAAGCCATTCTTTTGAAGCGGCAGTTTTATCTTTGTATGTTTCAGCAATATCATCTTCCATTGCTTTATTCTTATTTGCTATGGTATCAATGGCATTTTCTAATGCTTCAAGATTAGTGAATTCGAGTTTTTCCAACTCTTCACTACTCATACCCATAATATCATTAACATCAACACCTTTCCAACCAGCGCCAAATCCCATTTGACTCTGTCTTTCCCACTCAGCACCGCCAGATGCCATTCCTTCTTTTCCACCTGTTGCACCACGTACCATCTCTGCCATGACCGTTCGGCGTTCTCCTAATTCTAATTCACCTTCAAGCATCTTGGAAGGACTAACACTTTGGAACTGCCCCTTTACGAGTTTATCCCAAGTAAGTTTGCTTATAGCATCGGCTATCTGAGCAGCAGGCGTCATGTCGTTCATTACATCTCTTATTGTATTGCCTATATCTCCTCCTAATCCTTTAACACCACGTCCCATAAGAATATCGTAAAAACCTACACCTACATCCTTCCAGAACTGTTTTCCAGATTGTTTGCCAAGAGTACCACCAGCTTTACCATATGTTTCTGACATTTCGGCAGCACCCACTGGAACATCTTGAATCTCAGTCCATCCCTTAATCGCTTTAGTAGATTCGTTGAGTGTTCTTGAGTATGCTTTTTGTCGTTCATTAACCTGTCTTTGTATCAATGCAAAACCAACTATTACGCCTACGAAAACACCCGCTGCCGCACCCATTCCTAATATCGATCCAACAAGAGAAGCACCAGAACCTTTAATGTTATCGAATGATTTCTTGATAGCATCTCCAGCCATCTGTAATGGCCACAAAATACCAGCAAATGCCTTTCCAATACCAGCAAACACTGTTGAAAAACCCTTGCCAACTCCGCCTGCAAAACCACCGGCAACTGCTCCTCCAGCGGCGGCTGGTGCAGCCGCTGCCGTTCCTACTCGTCCTGCAAGTAATGCTTCATTTCTTACTATTGCGACACCAAGTTCATCATTCATCATGCGTTGTACGACAAGTTCTTGATTTAACCCTATAAGCCTTTCCCTTTGCCGTTTATTCAATGTTCCTGCATTCAACAACGACTGTCTTTCTGCTCTTAACTCTCTGGTTTTTTCACCAACTATTGCTTTCTCCAATATCAACTGTTCTTGTGATGCCGCTGCTTCTGCTACATCTACTTCTTTTTTTGCTATACTAATTCCTGTTGCATTCACTACCCCGCCTTGCATCCGTGCCTTTTCCACAGCAAGTAATTCTTGTTTGTATACTGTTTCTGCTTCAAGCAATGCAAGTTTGGCTTCTGCTGTTGCAATTGCTGATGTTGCGGTTGATGCTTCCTGCTCGGCGATCATCCTATTAAGCCCCATCAATTCTACTTCTGCGAGAATAATACCATTCAATTCTTTACCATATGTTTGTGTAAGCACCTTAACTGTGGAAACAACACCAACAACTGTCATCATTGCAGCACCAAACATCGCTGCTCCAGATATCAATGCAGTCAATACAGTAACCAATGCCATGCCATGAGTAACTACCGATCCGAGGGCACCAGCAGAAGCATCCTGTAGGTATCTGAACAGTTTAGAGAAACTAGCCAATGCATCTGTTGCCATAGGTATCAGATGGTCACCCAACACAGCGGTGTAACCAAACAATGAGTCAATGAAGTTAGACCATTGACCCTCAATAGATTGCATCGTAGCTTCGTTCTGACCACCGTACTTTTCCTCAATGGCAGCAAGTAACGCAAATTGCATTTTAGCCTTGTCTATCACCTGTCCCTGTGCGTTCATTGCGCCATCGGCAAACTTCTCAACTTCTTGTCGGGTAATGTCAAACGTGTTTCTCAGACGCCTGAATTCACCGTGCATCGCATCAACAAACGCACGAGACGAATGTTCAATCGTAATGCCAGCTTGTCCAACACCGGCAGCGAGATTGGCCATTGGATAAATCAACTGGGTAATGTCATACCCAGCAGTCTGTAGAACACGTCCTGATTCCAACACGTCCTGGAGTGTGTATCGTATCTTCGGTGCTTGTTCACGCAGGTATTCAACTGCTGCATTACCTTGTTCAATACTACCAGTCATCAGTGTAAACTGTCTGGTCACGCGATCAACCATACATGCATTTTTCACCAAGTAAGTAGTGGCCAAGCCAAGACCAACAGCAACTGTTCCTGCAAGCATGGCAACATCACGGAGAGGGATAGCAGACATGGTAAAGCGCCACATCATCATAGATGCTCTATCGAGGCGAATAGACAATACATCGAGGGCGTTGTTGCCAGTCGTGAGAGACACGGCAGAACGCCTAAAACCACGAGACAACCTACCAGTCTGTCGTTCAACCTCACTGAAAAGATGGGCACTGTTGCCCATCTTGGTGTTGACGGTAGACATGCTTCGTGAAACCTGTGTGGAAGACCTGTTAATCTGCTGCATGCCACGAGCAGTACCCTGTGACGCTTGAGTAGTTCTCTGCATTCCTGATGCAACGCCTTGCAGACGTTTCTGTATCTGGGTGATTGACTTCATCAACTGAGTTGCGTCGGCGGTAAAACGTGTTAGTACCTTGTCTTCAAATGCCATTTAATCACCCTCTGGCATCAACTTGTCAGCATTCTTTTCTTTCCATGCAGCAAGGTAAGCAGCGGCTTCGTCTTCGTCTGTTACGCCTTCTAGGGTTGCTTTTTTCGACTTGTCTTTCCCTGTATTGGCAGCGTGAGTAATCAGTGGCGATAGTCCACCACTGCTTTCAGCATCACGAACAACACCTTGTTCATCAGTATATGTTTTTCCGCAAAGAAAGCAAGTCTTGTCTCTACGCCTATCGTCGTCTACACAACCATCACAGATATGGGATGCTTTGCTTTTGATGCTGTGATACGCCAACAGTTCTGCTGCTTGTTCATTTGTTAAATCCAACTGCGATGGCAACGCCCCTAGATGCTCGATGCTTGCATCAACGAGATTGAACATAAAGGGGCTATTTAGAAAATTGACTCCATCTGTCCAAACTCACTTTGAACAGCACTTACCTTTTTGATACTGGCACTCAAAACGGCCAAGTAAGCCGAAGCATCTGCCTGCAAAAGCTCTATTACCTCGTCTGTCGGTTCTGGTGACACTATACACGATTGCATGATAATCTTATTCTGCGCTTCTCCGTTTATCGTATCTCCGTCCATTGTTTCCATCATCTTAGTACCATTGCTATAAATCTCAGTCATTGACGGTGTTCTCAAATGGAAACAAATTGGCTTGCCATCTTTGTCCTTTCCAACTTCAACATCTTCGATATCGTCTTCAACATTCTTCTTGAGGAACTGTAGGTCGTCAATGGTTGCAACCCTTGGCTTATTGATAGCATCGTCTATTTCACTAACTGTTTCTTCCTGCACAACAACATCATCAGCACTTTGCACGTCATCAGACATGTCAGGTACTTCCTTTCACAAGTTATAATCCCGTTGAATTACGATGTAGATATAGTTGGTGCAGCACCAGCAGACAACACAGTGCATTCTTCCGTCATCGGATTGTCGATGTTGTAAGGCACATTCGTCATCATGCCAGTGCCCAGGAAGCTGAAGCCCGTGCATGACAGAGACACGACGATGGTTCCACCAGAGATAACGGACATGACGAATTTCGGGGTTGCTGTGAGAAGAGTTGATGCTGTAACTCTCCAGTCGAATGTTCCGAATTCCCTCATCTTCCAGTTGTCCTGAGCGGCAGTAACGTCGATCTCGTCTGCTGTTATCTCAAGCGATGCTGTTCTGAAAATGGCTAGTACATCAGCGCCATCAACAGTCATCACTGTTACGTCTTCTTTTGCTGTATGTCGTTCAGTAATCGCAGCCATTTAGGTTCCTCCTCAGACGTAAAGCGAATTGCGTCGTCTCGCCCTCTGTCTTGAGTATTCCTCGGCGCACGTTGTAGACTTGCGCTGCGTGAGTGTGTGAATGTAGTTGTATTGCACCAAGTATCCCACCCAGCAGCTAATGCTCTCATGCAGTAATCTGAATCCGAATTATACAGATAGTATTTCTCGTTAAGCAAGCCTATTTCCGAAATCATATCAACGCGCAGAGCAGCCACAGCAAATGTCACCCAGTGGCACTTGTGTGGTGCATTGTGATCGATGGTGTCGTGGACAAATCTGGTTGCACATAGCCCATCATTCGACAACACCGACACATCTTCAGTCACAGAATATACACGCGGCCATAACAACAATATTGGTTTTGGAGCTACCCTGCCACCTGAATGTAACACATCTCCAAACGGGCTTAACAACTTAGCCCCAACTATACCACATCTTTCATTGTTATGCAAACTATCAAGCAAAAGGCTATCCCACTTATCAGGACACTGCACATCGGGGTTAATAATGAATATCCAATCGGAAACACCTTTGTCGAGCAACGTGTTAATGCCCTGGTTGATACCAGCCGTAAACCCAGAGTTTTCATCGTTGGCATGAACAACATAATCAGCATTTCCGAGTAGCCGAACAGAACCATCAGTAGATGCATTGTCAACAACTGTTATTGTTGTTGGATATACCACACTGCTCACAACAGTGTTGAAATTGGCTTTGATATCAGGCTCAGAGTTATATGTCAGATAGACTATTCCATTATTCACTCGGACAGTCTCTCCCTGCCATCGGTGTCATATTGCTTAACCGCTACTTTTTTCTTCTCTCCATCTTCTTCTATTTCAACAACAACGTTGGTAGCGCCTATTGCCGCGAGAAGTGTAGAGATAACATCAATACTTGTTTCATCTCCTTGTTCTCGTTCTACAGCAATAATAGAACCATCATTCATCATTACCTTGATTATGTTCATGGTAGACCTCCATCAATCTGCTTGCTACTTTGTCTGGGTCTAAGTCAGTGTATGCCTTACACCACGGATATGTACATGGTGGTGCTTCCTGTACAGACAGACATGGAGAACAATCAACATCACCTTGTATGTATTCAACTGTCGGGTAATTCGATGTTCTCACAGAACCGTCTGTGAGTCCGAACAGTCCAAGCGTCGGTATATGCAACGACCCTGCAATATGAAGCGCCGCAGTATCAACAGTCAAAACAGCATCCATTTGGCTCACAAACGCCACGAAATTCTCAGTGGTGGTCAATACCCCACACATGTCTTGAATGTGCTCAGGCGGCTCACACACGTTCTTATCATCATTCACAAACACTGTCCTATGTTCTGGAGTGCCTAATATGTAGCACGAACACCCTTTTTCCACGAGTGACAACATGATAAACACACCAGTATATGGTGGCAAGCTCCTGTAATGGTCCATCGAATTCATCTGGATACCTATAGCCATCCTGTCTTGATCTATGAATTGAGAGATAGGGCCAACCAATTCATTGGGCACGGAAGGTGCCGATGGTATTCTTGGTGGTTCAATACCAAGGTGTTCTGCAAAGTTGTCAGACAACTCCTTTTGAACACTCAGTCTGTCGAGTTCCGCAATGTTTATCCATGCGTCGTAGTAGTCTGCAATCTCTTTTCTCACTGGGTAATCCCATATTTGGTCATACCATGGTTTCAGAAGAGCAGCGTCTGTAACAGACGAGACTATGCCAATTTCGACATCTGGATACTTATGACGAAAGTCTCTCATGCACGGTCTGAGATTGATCACGTCTCCAATACCGCCTGGAAAAAAGACAAGCAGCCTCTTTGATTTCTTCGAGTCAAATAACTTGTCTTCAAGTGGTGTAAGCATACAATCGTTGTCGATAAACTTAATTTTCTGTGCAATCAACTCGGTACAAACATATGGCTTTTTCTCATCAAGCAGCATGAACGCCGCTATTACTCCACCTCTTGCTACTGGACTTGCTAACGACTTAGATGTTCTTATCTCAAACAACTGTCGATGTGCTGACATTACTTCCTCCTGAAACCTGCATCCTTGAGTATTCTGGTATGGTTTCGTGCTATGATGCCCTCTTCCATGCCTTTTTGTGCAATCCATCTGCCAAATGTACGAGCCACCATGTGTGCTCCACTTGCCCCTGTCCAACCTTCTCTCAACGCTTTAGGCAAAGCTATTGGTGGAAGCTCTGGTGCATATGGCTTCATCTTTGCATCTGTGCCAAGAGCAATGGTTACTTCTCCCTGTGTACTACTGTTTTCCACTTCTGTAAACGAGTTCCTAAACAGACGACCTCTGCCGCCAGTCATGTTATTCTTTTTCCAAAACGCTTGGATGGCACCAGGGTCCAACCACTCCTGCGGGTTTACTTTCCGTAGGTCACGAGAGCCAGCACCGCCACCATACATACCGTAGTGTCTTTCATTGAAGTAGGCAACCTGCATTGAGTGAGTTTGACCCTCGCTGGCTTCTAGACACTTTCTAAGCAGTGTCTTCGTGTCCCTCTTTATCTTAGTACGAGATGATCCAAGCAAGTCTCTTGCAAGAGCGCTGGATCGTGTCTTGCAGCGACGAGCTAATCTTATCCATTCAGTAAAATCTATGCGTATCATTAGAAATTCACCTCTGCATCAATGTTCAGCAGAGCGCTTGCTGTGTTGTACTGTCCGTTAGTCAATACAGATATGATCTTTCCCAGTTCATCATCTTGAGAAATGCCACCCCAATCCACAGTGATGATATCTGTCAGTCCTATCTTGTCAGCAGCCATGATGTTATCAACCACTTTACAGATTGCTTCATATGCAACTTCTTGTGCTCTCTTTCCGACTGTGGTTTCAGCAACGTAAAATAGTCTCGCTGTATATGTTACGGAATACTGTTTTCCATCTATCCCAGTAATACTTGGCCACCCCATACGAGAGATGAATAGTCCTGGAAAATCAGTGTCAGGATCGTCGGGAAACACCGGAGGCTCTCCTTCTATCTTCTTGTTAATCGTTAATGCATGTGTTGCACCAGCACCAGCAGTTGCCCCGACAGCCCAATTGCTATAGTAAAACAATCCAGCAACTGCCGGAGTATGTCCCATGATTTTGTTGCCCATGTCGTATAATTGCGTAGACATAGATGTCTCCTATTGCATCGCCGACCTACGAATGTCTGCCTGCTTGTGGTCTATGCCAGCAGAAAAGTTCTTGGGATTACTATATGAACGTGGATGACTGGTAACTTCCCATACATCTCCGTTGCTGTCTGTAAGAACATCGCCAGTCTCTATGTCAGCACTTCCACCGATGAAGAGTAAACCATTGTCAACTTCTGCTGGACCCATAGCAGTATAGATAAGTGGTGATACCTTTTCTGGTGATACCAAGCAAGCCTCATCTGTTAATGGAGTGGTGTTGGCACCTCTAACACCAGTGTCGTCAAAAGCTCCCCTGACGGAGCTAACTGTGTGTGGGAAATACATGTCTTAGCTCCTTTGTCCTACATACGCATTTGCGATCTGGTTTCGAACTCTGGAAAGTTTCTTTTCAGCATACCTCATTAACACATTTGTTCCGACACTATCTACCTTGTACGAACCAGCGGTCCATCCCCCGCCGCCCTGTGTCATCATTTGGCTTACGGCAATGGATTCTTGACCAAGAGCGTACACCAACTCTTGAAACCTGAAATCTGTTATGTCATCAAGATTACTAAGTGTCTTTGCCGAAGCATAAAACACTGCAACCTTTATTCCTGCAGTAGACGGGACTGGGATGAGGGAGATTTTGCCATTGACTATATCCCAGTGTCCACCAAACTGCTTGTGCATGTTGGCGAGTGCTTGATTATTGATGACAATCTCAGAGTAACTGTATACATCCATCGTTCTCAGCAAAACCTCTTTGTACAGATCGCCAAGAGATGATGAATAGTCTGGATGCCAACCCACATCAATTATCCATCTTGCAGCAGAAGGTACCGAATAGTCCTGTTGATCGACCACAGTTGTAATACAATCACTTGATGTAGTCATAACCATGTTTGGTTTGTAGAATGACCACTCGTCAAGCGCACGACCGATAATGTCTAAGAGTTTATCATCGTCCAATTGTGTTGACGATATACCTCTCGCCCTAATGTCTTTTATGAGTTTAGACTCGTCAATTGCTTCAACTGGAGTCAACATAATGCATTACATCCTTTATGCCCGACATCTTCTCCATGCATCTCTAACAGCGCTGGCGAAGACCTTTGTGGTTTCACTTAACGCCCACTTCTTGTACTTTCCTCGTACTATTGGGCGTTCGTTATACATCCACTGCATCATTTCAGTCAGGTGTACCCAATCTGGCTCTGCCCATAATGCATAGTCAGCCTTGACATGTGTAGCCCTAACAAGTTTCTTCACGTCTATACCCCATATGCCATTGTCATCTATATAGTCAACAGGTCCACCCCATCTTGTTGTCAACACCGGGGTGCCAACAGCAGCGGCTTCTATCTGTGGTGCTCCAAAGCCTTCTCCACGAGATGGTTGAACCAAACAATCTGTTGACCTGTAGAGTTCAAGCATTTGCTCGTCAGTATAATCCTTGTCAATTACTACAATCCTATCATCGTCGGTTTTCGGTATCCATCTCGTGTCTCTCGTCTTGATGGTCAGGCGTACATCTTCTTCATCAGGGAATGCAGCAATGAAAGAACGAACCAATACATCGACACCTTTGCGTGGGCTCATCACGCCAACTGATGCAAATTCAAATATGTCAGTTTGCTTTCTTTTCCTTGCACGCTTGTAGAGATCATCATTATATCCCCAGGGAACAATTCTTGTCTTCGGGTTGTGTTTTGAAAACACGTTGGCACAAAATGTACTTGGAACCCATACTTCATCTGCATAGGAGATTTCGGTTTTCCATTCTCCTGGCAAATTGTTAGCCTCATACATGCTATAGATAACTTTGTAGTTTGTACCAAGCGATGTAACATGTGTCGGGTATCCAATGAGTACGCCAAGCCGAGTAAACGATGGAGTGTTTGTCAGCATTGCCTTATCTTCATCTGGAAGTCCATCAGCAACATGGTTAGCTATTGGCCGAACCTCCATGTTAAAATTCTTCATTTTCTTCAGTCTACGAATCATTCCCAATGCGCCTTTTGAATATCCTGTATACTGAGCAAATGGTGCCAATATGCGAACCTGAGACATTTTTTCACATCTCCATGTCGTTGTTAGTTACTTTGCAATATATTGTATCAAAAATAAACGCGCATGGCAAGTTTCTCCATGCGCGTTTCACCATATCGTCTTCTACTTCGTCATTATGTTGCCCAAGCGTCAACGCCCTGTGCGCCACGACTGATTGTCAGCGTGGCAAGTCCGTCACCCTGCAGAATCTTCATGCCATTTCTGCTGTTGACAGAGCGCTTGTGCTTGTTGGTTTCGGCGTCGTAGTCAACTTCTGAAATGTACAGCGGGATATATGGTGAGAAAACAGCCGCCGTATGGTTCCAAGACGGTGGCTTGTAACCGATGAGCATGGTGTTTGCATTGAACCATGTTGACTCGTAGACCTGATAGGTTCCAGATACACCAGCTTTCTTCATGCCGAAGCCAAACTGGTTGGCAGGAGCCTTGTCGGGTGTCCAATCACCCATTGCGGAAAACTGAGATGTCGTGTTTGCGTCACAGACAATCCAGTCACCACGGAGATACATCTTCTCGCCAATCGAGCCAGATGTCTTATTGATCCAGTCTGCGAGACCGGCACTGTTCCAGTTTTGCTGGCCATCCCAGGCGGTTGGCATTGTAGTTCCATATGTGTTGGTGGCAGCGGACGCCCCAGCACGCATCAACTCAAGGAAACTACCATTAAGCTCACGGGCGATCTGATCAACACAGGCAGTGATCATTTCACGATCTGCATCAAGGTTGTAGTAAGCCATCATGTCCTGCATTACAACTGATGTCAGATCGTAGTAGATTGACTTTTCAGTAGCAGTAATGGTCTGGTGAGACATCTCGAAACTTGCCTGTGACTTAGTAGCTGCCTCAATGTGATCCGCCCATGACGTGTCAAACGCATCAGAGTCGTCAAAATCATCACCATCAGGTGTTCCAGACGCATACTGGAAGTCAAGGAAGTATACCCGTCCCTCTGGGGTTGGAATAGGCTGCACAGAAGCGATTTCGTAAGGAATCAGTTTCGGAAACAGAGACCGGATAATCGGCAACACATAGGGAATGGTTGTTCCAAGAGCAGTTGTTGTAGTTGCTATTTCAAGTGTTCTACGCAGTCCTTGTTTCGTGCAGGCATTGAAATACATTGGGAACTGACCCTGCATGGTTTCCATCATCTGATTCCAAATATACATTGGATTACCAGGGTTCTCAACACCAGTATCCTCAATGCCTGCTCTGAGATCAGTGAGAACACCATTAACAGTATCTGGTCTCTCTGTGCCTTCGTGTTCGATATGAGGCATCCATCTGTTATCATTCGTATTACGATTTGCTTCATAACCCAAACCAGTAATGGCAATACCATCATACTGAGTCGGAGCAAATGCGTTTTCAACCTGTGGAGTAATATCAGCAGCAACTGCCGCGACTTCATCCACTGTCGTGCATTTGTCAAAATGGACAGTCATAATCTTCGCTACATCTTCTCTGCCCTTAGCGATAGACTCGATTGCCGCTGCCTTTGCAGCGTTAAGTTCTGTTGCGCTTCGTGCGGCCTCAACGGCAGCAGTAGCGACCTCAGTTGCCTGTGATGCCATGTCAGCACGAACCTGCGCCATAAACGCCTCAGCGTCGAATGCTGGGGCCGCTGGCGTCTGTTCCTGCGTAACTGGCTCTGGAGCAACTGACACTTCAGGTGTTGGCGGAGCAACAGGAGGCGTATCAACAGTCTGTTCCTCTGTGCCTACAATTTCTTCGGCCATGGTAATGACCTCCGTATGATTTTGTTCACTTGTTGTTTGCGTGGGCTGTGTGGGCTGTACGTCTTCTTTGCTAATCTTCACGGTTTTTGTATCTGCGGCACCGCGAGTAACAACATCGCAACCATCCCACACATAATCAGTGACCTTATAGTATTCAACATCGTCTTCATCGTCGTCGTCTCCAACAGGCTTCATGCGTCCATATCCAACGATAGACCATTCTGTTGCCACTCCGCTTGCCCACAAAGTTGCGATGTCTTGGCCTGCGCGTGTGGGGATTAACTTCCCCTCCAAGTAAACATCGTCATCTTGTATCATCACGGAAGTATACCGAATCACTATATCTGACGGCTTGCTTGCTGAGAAGAGGTCTGGGTGACCGTCTTGTCCAGTAAATCTACCTTCCTTCTGGAGACGACGCACTCTTCCCATATTGCGTTCAAACTCTTCACGAGAATACAATCTATCATTCTTGTTCACTTTATCGCACTGTGCGACAATGGCTTTGAACGTGATCTCTCCCGTATCTTTATCTTCTGTAAAGTCAGGAACGCCGACAACGAAGTTGTCTGCTATCCGCTCCATTCCCTCAGAAACCATTATTGCATCAATGCGCTTATCGGCAATAAGAAGAATTTCTTCATCATTCACAGTTGCAACGGCGCTGTCCACGTCCTCGATGGTTTCTGCATTTTCAATCAGAGACGCTACATCTTCAACGCTCTCATTGATCGCTTCAACCATTATGGTTCCGCACTTAGGACACTCTTTACTCTCAGAAACCGGAGTGCCATCGTCATTTTCATAAGAACATTCTGGGCAAGTATATTTGCCATCCATTGTTCCTACAACATCTTCAGGGATAACTGCTGCCATGATGCATCACCAATCTCCCATTGATAGCAATAAAACATGCCCAAATAGGTACTGTATAAACGCGATGCTACCTACGTCGGTATGTTATATACCACGAATCCATTGGTTTGTCAAACTTTTCACAGAAACGTCACGCACTCGTGTTTGCCACTAAGTACATTTTTCAACATGGCTATGCGCTCTTCCGCCGTGTGTTCATCAAGTATCTTCCCATCCAGATAGAGTAAGTCGATACATTTGACGCAATAGCCAGACATTTGCTTAGACAATACATCTTGATTGTACACTACAGATAATGGTAAAACACCGTCGTCACCAGTACAACTTAATACACCGTAAGCAATAAACGAAGATGATGTATCAATAATGGCAGACTCTATTGCAGAAAACTCACCTATGCGGTTTCTAGCTCCATCGCCAATGAAGAGGAACAACTTCTCCCCGTCATTGTGGATTTGCATTATCGGCGCATGGCTTGTGTCCACCTGCGTAGGTGAAAACTTGATATCAGCAACTGGCTGGCCTGGACGTAGCGAATCTGCATGGTATAAGAACCAGTAAGGCTTGCGTAGATCGGCTATAACCTCATCCTCATACCTAACCATATAGCAACCATCGTTAAGCGTGGTAAGTTCGTTGCTGTGTTGGATACTAATGGTACTTGACATTAACTCTGGTGGAATCCCTACACGTTGCAGAACATCAAGTCTATCTGAAAGAGGAACGCTAAGTAACTCAGAATCTCCCAACTTGATTACATCGACAATACTTATATTCTCATTACCATCATCATCTGCGAAGCGAACTCCTACAAATACTGCGCTATTGTACTGTATCGAACCAAGAACCGACGTAGCTATTTCATTAGCAACATCGTCTACGCTTCCGTCAGATGTAAAGACAGTGACAACATCTCCGTCTTTGTGTACTTGGATTAGTTCATAGTCATCACCGATCCTAACTGCTAACACAGGGAACTTATATGCCCCACTTGTTCTGAGTTTATTGGTTTGCGGCTCGTATTCACCGACAGACAATTCGGAACATGGAATTGTAACTTTCGGTGTCTCTTTCCGAATCAACCACAGGTCATATACATCTACCCCGCTGCCTGTTCTGTTTTTCACTCCATGCACAGGGACATGAACAGATTGGTTAATTGCATCTTCCACATGTTCATCACACAATATTGCTGCACTTCCACCGTCGTCATATAAAACTCCACCAGTCAAACTGGCTACGCCCTCTTCGACAAGAACTGCGCTGGGGATGTTGTCCCACACTTGGTTTTGTTCTACATTTTCATCCCAACCATCAACCGTTGAAATGTGGGTTTGCCCATGTATCGCCATTAGCTTTATTGATGCGGCATGCAACTCCGCATCATTCAGCGAGTGAGCAACATCGTGTATCTTCAATGCATCGGAGACGGATGGCAACATTGTATTGCTCTGCTCTTTGGTGCCAACGTGAAATGAACCACCTTGATCTTGACTATGACTACGTGCCTTTTCCGTAGCAGATGACGACAACCAACCATGTCTAAACGGATAGCGTATCGAGACAGTCTTGCTGTTTTCACCCCAATGGCATACTATGCGTTCTATACGCTTTCCTGCTACGCTGCCACCCTTGACACGAGCACATTTGTTGGCACCGCTACTGCTTGCCAGTAAACATGCATGCTCCTGCAGATACTGGTCTTGTGGGTTATTCATCATTCTCATCGTCATTCCCTTCGTCGTCGTCAGACTTATCTGGATTGACTAACCATTTTTTGATCTCAACTGGGTCCAATCCAAGAAGCTCTTGACCAATGATTTCATCAGGTATCCCCATGCTTCTCCATACTGCTGCTGATTGCGTATTGGTAAATGTCATCTTGGAATCTATCTCAACAGACCTTGGCAGGAACGGTGGATAAGCGATGATGTAGTCAACGGCTACCGGATTGTATCCATGAGCAAATAACTGAAAGTCGATGACTTGCTTGCAACCGAGAGCATGAAGCCATTGAAGTCTACTCACCATTCTGGCAAATGCTTCTTTTCTCTCTTCCGGTGTCTTGTCTACAAATGAGCGCTCACCAGATGTTCTTACGTTCATGTACCCCATTGGGAGACCAATGCCGGAAACAACTCTGTTCAGACCCCACTGAATATCATCAATGTTCTGAAGAGCAGCCGTTCCAGATTGCAGGTTATCTATTTCACCATCAACATACTTGCCCTCTTCGTTGTAGAATCTGGCGATATAGAAGTCTGTGTCTACATCAACCGGGTTTTCCCTAGATGACTGATTGAAGATTTCGTTATCTGTATCAAACGTAGTAATCCTGTCTTTTTCCATAGCCTGTCTGTATTCCTTCAACTTCTCGACAGTCTCTTCAGTATTACTACCAAGAGCCACTGGAATCTTGTGGACACGAGATTCCCATGCACGAATAAGCCTTGCAATGGCTAGCGAATCTTCCTGAGCATGTAGTCTCTTCCACTGGGTAATCACTGGCGCAAGCAAAGGCTTATGATAGGCATTTCCTTCAGACCTACCAAATGACCAGTGGATAATCTGCCAAGGCCAGAATGCAGCAATTATATTACCATTGTCATCGTATTGCGTATATGCCGCAGTGTTGGCAAGCGATGGGTCCTTTACAGCAGCGACTGGATCACCCCTGTTCAGCGATCCGTACTTATTCTCATTCCTCTCTATCTGATACGGAGCAGGTAATATCCGTATCTTTCTGACATTGTAAGTGTTGTCAACCACCATCTCCGCAAAGCAGTCGGCAGCCTTCAACATGAAACGCATTACTTCCCAGGTAGAACCCTGTAGGTTAGATTGGGATGACATGGTGTTGATGAGATTCAGCGCATTGGTACGTTCCTGGCTTACATCATCGTCATCGTGTATGTTGAGTTCTACCTTGAAACCAAATATATTCTCGTCAGGCCATGCACAGCCGAAGTCAGCCATTGAATCGAGAGCACGAGCAATCATGCCATCTCCATCATCCATCCTGGCAATATCATCGAATACACCCTTGCGATTAAATGTCCGACCCCAAGGAAGTTGAAAGCTCTTTGGGTTGACGACGCCGCTTTGCGACAATTTCTTAGCAGAGTCGTCACTTCCGATGACCTTGTTCCATATTCTCTTCAAAAAGCCTGTCTTTGCCATAGCTTTACCACCCTTGTGATCTCGTTTTCGACCCAACCGCTCCAGACGGAACATTTTCATCGAAAGCCCCACCTCTGGTTGCTACGTCGGCCAACCAAAGGCTCATTATCATATCAGTTGTTTCGCTTTCATATGGAAAATCCAGCATTTCCTTTTTCAAATCACACATCCTACATACATGCAATGGGTCATCATGATCTCCTTGATAAGGAAAGTCCCATGTACCGGCTGTCATCTCTGAAATCAATCGTTGCAAACCAATCTCTGGATTCCACTTCTGCGATCCAGTGAAATATCCCTTGATCGGAACCTTGATATCCTCGTCTCTGCTCTCAACCAACACCTCTACAAGATCGATGAACGCCTTTTGTGTGGCATTGTTCTCCAACAGCACCTTCTTAAACCCATGTCTGGAGTGCATGTCGATGACCAACTCAGCAATATCTCTTGGCCTCTTACGAACTCTATGTACTTCGACGATACACTTTCTTCCGGTAATCTCAACAGCGATGGCAGTAAGACAACTATAACTACCTGTTTGTCTCATACTTGCTGCTGGGTCAACACCAAGATACTTGTGCTGAATTTCCCCTCTTGTTTCCCCCATAGTCAACTCAGGTCTTAAACACACATTGATAACACTTTGCGTCCACCATGTCTGTGACTGCACAGCACCTTTAAGCATGAACTGTAGATCATATGCCACTTCACCAATCTCACTCTTGCGTACCATCAACTTCTCAACTGGCCACTTCTCTGGCCATAGAGCACAACCATCATCACTTACTGCTGGCTTGCGCCACGAAACCCAGTTGCTGTCTTTTAGCAACTTCATGTGTAGATCGTCTGGCGTCCAGGGCGTTCCGATAACAAGTTGCCGCTTACCACCAATGTTAAGCCAGTCTGTCTTGAACAACTTTTCTATAGTCTTCAGTCTTGCCGGTTCCTGTATTGCTGCTCTACTATCAATGATATCATCAAAGACAAGAAGGTCGGCTCTTCCACCAGTTGCTGGTGATGTGATTGCGTGTGCCTGCAACGACGCATCTTTTGCTCCCAGGCTGCCAGACTCTGAATGTATCTGCAACTTGTGGGTACTCCATACCTCTCCGTCCATTGGCCTTAGATCGGGGAATATCTCGTGCAATCTTTCGTTCTTCTCAATGTTGTTTTTTACCTGAGTGATAACGTCTGTGGCTAGCTCATCTTTTCCAGTGACATACTTGATTCGTATCAGCGGGTAGTGTCCCATTAAGAACAGGATGAAACACACCATCGTCTGTGTTTTTCCATGTTCTCTCGGAGCCATGAAGAAGAAGTTTTTGACATCCTCTTCTGATAATAAACTACCAGCTATGTCTATGTCCACAACGCTATCTGGAAAGAACTGACGACACAGGTTGACAAGAATGCTATACCACTCTTTGTGGTGATCCGCTACCGTCCACTGTTCATTACTCTCGTCAACCATGACATATTCTGCAAACTTGATGATGTCGTTTCTTATTTCATCAAGTCGGGCATAGTCAAGTGCAGCGTTGATTTCCTCTATGTCTGCGGATATACTCCCACCAACATTATTCATCCGATACCTCGATGATTTCTGCATCTATAACATCGTCATTGATTCCAGAAACAATATCTCTCATTTCTTGCATCTTATCGACTAATTGTCTTTTCTCGGAAGGTGTTGCGTTTTGCATAAGGGCTATGTATCTATTACCCTGTGGAACGCTATGTAGATCGCCAACCTCTTCCGCAACAAGCCGAAGACCCTTAAAATATGTATCTGCAAGTTTACCAGCTTTTCCAACATCCCCTTCTGCCATCGACCTGCTGAAACCCTGCCGTAGTTCATTCAGAACAGAATCAAGTTCTGCTACACGAAAGTGTTGCTTTGAACGAGGCGTGGACAACATGATGTCCCGTGCCTGCGCTATGGCTGAGTTGGTGATAAGTTCATTGTTGCGTCTCCTGTAAGCAGCAATGTCACGTGATGTAGCATCAACGCCATGCTCATCCAACATCTCTACTATTGCCTCGTCACTTTCACCACGAGCACAGAGGTTTATAATCTTGCCTTCAATATCATCTCCTACGGCTAGCCAAGTATTCATAATTCTTCACCGTTCGCCATCTTTTTGATGATGTTGTCTATCCAAGCGACGGTGCTATACTCCATCAACTTACTTGTCTTCCCAATGTAATGCATGTCAGAAACAACATCAGGAAGCAATAGCAATGTCTTGTCGTGTCCGTCTGTCATGTAGTATAAGTCTGTTCCATCAACAGCCGACAACCTTGTCTGGTATCCACTTTGTGTTCTGGTAAGCGCATACACCTTGACGTGATAAGTCCTGCCGTCACCATATACAATCAACTCGGTTGATCCTGGTTTCGTCTTTGCTGTCTCGGTATCCAAACCGCATCCGTAAAAGAAATCAGATGCACACAACACGGCACTACGAGAATCATGGTTATTGCTGCTCTTGTTTTTTACAGACCATCTCTTGTACGCATCACGTCTTTGCTGTGCCCTGCATTTATCACAGTAAGCAACACGGAAACTATCTATCTCAACCTTGCACTTAGCACACAATGGCTTTACCCCATACTTGTGTGCAAGTTGCCTTATCCGCTCTCTAGTACAACCAAGAACGTTTCCCATGGTTTCAAAGCTCGTAAGCTCTCTATACATTGTTTCAAACGCAGATATACTAACGTCCCCTACCATGACACACTCCTTACGACACAAGTATTGGACTCAGATCGGCCCATGCAATCTGGTCATCGTCATTTGCATACGTCGAGTCTATTGTTGCTCTCCAGTATTCTGCTATTGATTTTGCATTACTATCTGTGTATGTCTTCTTTATCTTCATTCCGGCATCATCAAGAACTTTTGCAACCTCAAATGACCACAAGCCATTGGCGTCTGTCGTATAATCTGTTTTCATCACTGATCGTTGTGCATTTGCAGCAACATCTGTCCTGTCTTCCGTGGAGATTGAGATTATCTCCACAGTAACACCACTTGCGCCAAATGCAGCATCTGACTCTACCTTACGTTCATATCCGTAAATGAGGTAATTGGCTGCGCTTGTAGTTGCTGGTACGTCATATTCAGTCACTGTGACAGTTACACTTGTTGCATCACTAACGGTGAAGTTGGTGGCTCCTCCAGCATGGCTTGTACACGAATCTACAATTGCCCTCAAATCAGCAGCATCATCCGCATAGAATGTTGCTTCGCCGTCTTCGTCTGTAATCTGGACAAGCGCTGTCCCGTCCTCAGTTTGGTTGTCAACAGTTACCTTTGTATTGCTTTGTGCGTCACCATCACCATTTTCCACAGTAACGGTAATGGTGTTTGAACCACTACCACCGCCAGCAGCGGAGAGTGCAGCACCAGTACTACCTGCATCTGAATGGTCTGCAATAGCCTCATCCCACACAGCGTCAGCGACAACGGCAGCAGACGGAGCCGTGCCCGTCACCCATTCCGCGTCTCCGCGATCCCGAATGGCCTCAGTGCTATCAGTCGTGTTGCTGGCATTACCAACACCAGAACCAAGGTCAGTGTTGATGTCACTCGGAACAGTGGCGTCTACATCGCTACGGAAGATGGCCTGGAATGCACCAAGTACGGTGTTACGGGCGGAGCCAGTCCATGCGCCAAATCGGTTGGCAATGGTAGTGATCGTGTCTATGGTCGTGGCCCTGGCCGCCGTGTATGCAGCTTCTGTCGTGAATGAGATAAAGCGATCATCGGCTGTCCCGCCGCCGTCAACAACCTTGAGCATTGCACAGTCACAGTCAGTGTCGTCTGTCGATAGCGCAAAGTGGATAGCCGGAGTAGCCTGTATCTGCGCCACCGTGCCGCCAAGCGCCCCGAAGTCACCACCATCTTTGCTGATGGTCCCCGTAAGCACCCCGGTCGGCGCAGTTGCCTCCCCGCCGGTGTACATGACATTATCGTGTGTCTGCGCTATCGCCTTTTGCCACGCCATATCAGTTCACTCCTGCCATTGAGGGGCCTCTGCGTCCGAAGATCCGTGTACCGAAGACTGGAAAGCCACCTGCTGCTGTACTCACAAACCACCACTTGCGCTCCCCCGGCGTCCAGATGGGCGCGGAGGGTTCCGCGTAGATGTGGGCGATTTCCTCGGCGGGGAGGGCGCGGTTGTAGAATAACAGGTGTTCCATTCGGCCATCCAATGCCCTGTAGCCGCCGATGATGTTAGGATTCCAGCCGATGGTTACCGGGTCGGCGGTGACGGCAACGTCGCTGACCGCCCCATGAGTGCTGTCAAACGCGCCATCCACATAGAATGTTATTGCATCGTCGCTCGTCATTGTGACGGCAATTTCGGTTGATGCAGTACCGACTACCGCTGCGCTTGTAAGCCCGGCAGTTGTGTGTGCAGCGGCATCTGTCACAAGTACCTTATAGTGGTCTGGGGTACCATTGTCAGCCCACAACAGCAGCGGCACACTGCCTGTGTGCCGGGGACCCTTCAGAAATAGGTCCATATCGTCGCCCTTGGTGGTGGGCGTAATATCGAGGTGTATCCGCGTGATGAGCGTAAAGTCAGACATACCGGACAGCGATGGGGCATCAGGCGCGGTGATATGGTCATCCACCCCATCGAAATCAAGCGCACCCTCCCCGCCATGCTCCCCCTGCACCCAGTCAGTAGCGGCATCCATATTCTGCATGGTGCCGTGATTGTTGGCACCGGAGATGTCGGGGACCACGAGGCCACTGCCGACATTCATCTCCCACCAAGCCACGCAGCCATTGCCGAGCGGGTGCTGGAGGTCAACTATAGACCCCGGTGGCGGCTGCCGGTAGGGGTCTCTCAGGCTACGCAGATAAGCCATGCTACACGGTCACCGCTTGGTATTCGATGCGGCAATCAACGGCAGATGCGCCAGTATTGACATCTGTGTTATTCTTCACCGCTACTTCGAAGAACCGAGGCAGTGAAGTCAGCGGAATACTAAACGCATAGGCTGCGCTGGCCGATACGGTGAATGGGTGCGTGATAGGGCCATCATCGTATTCCGTACCACCAGTCGTATGCAGTGGAATGATGCTGACGATCATCGTCCCTGTGGGGGCACTTGCCCAACTGGCAATGTCCAGATATAGCCGTATCTGGTCGGCGATGGTGTCGTCGTCAATGTCAAACTCGGCGCTGGTATACGTGGCAGTCGTGTTGATGGTCTGGCTGGTCACTGGCTGAATGAGATTGCGTGCGAATGCCATTAGCTATTCACCTGCTCAATGAACTGGGGATAGATGTTGCCGATGCCGAGTTTCTGCCCAATCGTCTGTCCGAGTACGTCAATCTGTGCCGCGACCACGAGTGCATCGTGTTCGGCCTGCGGGATCAGTCCAGCTTCCGTGAGCGCATCAAGCGTACTTCGTGCTGTACTGCCCTCCGCAAGCGACAGCGGCTCCACGTCTGCGAGGGCACTGATGAGCCACAGAGCCTCGCCTGCAGCAGCAGCATCACTCCCAGCCGCCGCATCGAGTGTCTGCAGCGTGGCCGGACTGATGGCTGTGTATGCGGCTGCGGCGTCGATGCTTGCTGTCTCATGGCCTATCACCTCTGGGGTGTTGAGCACTGACACAATTTCGGAAACCGAGAGACCATCATGCTCTGATTTGCCCACCTCAGTGGTAAGCGCATCAATAAGTGATTGTTCTACCAATTTTGGCATGGTTTAACTCCTTCGTCAAATCAATAGATAGATGCGCTTCAATCTATTACAAATATACACTATGTTACATGTTTTGTCAAACTTCTTGTGTGAAGACAACAAAATAACCTACATCGTTGATGCAGGCTATTATTGAAGTGTGTTATCGTCGAGTAGTTTACAACATGGTTTTTCTCATTCTCTCAATATATGGTCTGAGATCATCGTCCTTCGACATCATCGATTCTATTGTTTCCCCTCTCAAAATATTGGTCAATATGTTGTTCTGCGCATCAAATATCAATTGAGCCGCTTCCCGATTTGGGTCTTCTATAAATGGGAACATATGTTGTGCTATCTCTTCTACTTTCATAGACAACACCGCATACATTAACCATGCCTTTATCTGAAACGAAGAACAACCATCCATGATGTCCATCTGTCTAACACCAACGCTCTCCACGAGTGTGGTGAATTGATCGAACATATCACTGTTAGTCTTCATCCATACTCCCCTTTATTGATGATGATGAATACTTTTTACCATCAGTGGTTGTAAGCGGGCCTACGACAAACTTAATACCAAGCTCTTTGCAGACAGCCAGTTCCGGGACATCTTCTTCATTTACAGACGCATAGTCACCGCCCTTTACAAATATCACTGGTTTCACCCTACGGATAAGCTCACCAGGATCGTCTTCATCAAAAATTACTACTTCATTCACGTATCTACATGCTTGAATGAGAAATGCACGTTCGTTGGCTGTGAAAATAACGGTATCTTTGATTTCATTTGCTCGTCTATCTCCATTTACACCCACAACAAGTGATGGCCAACCATTTTTTGTAACATTTTGGGTGAGAATCTTCTCCCATATCCACTCGAAAAGTTTGATGTGACCATGGTGAAGAACATCAAATACACCAGTCGTCAGTATTATTGACTTATCCATGTAATCCCCTTATGATGTGAGATATGACTATGCAAGAGAAAGTCTTGTTGGCAATGTTTGAAACAGAGAGCAGCGGCATCGTAGCTAGAAACTCCATTATATCCAATAGGTCTGGTATATACAAACCAGATGTAACAAATATCGTGACAAGGCTTTCATCTGAAGGTATGTGTTGGTTTGAACCACGTGTCGGCATAGGACTTACCTATACTGGAACTGAAATAGCAAAGGCCATCTTCGACAAAGTGGAGATCATCAGGTCATTCCTCGAAAAAACGCTGCAGCTTCCCCGTGAAAAGATAGAACAAGCTGCTTTATCCATGTACAACGTTGTTGACAATGATGTATTGGATAAGATGAGGAGTACTATGTAGAAGCTTCATCACTTTGTGTGTTATAGATATACCCGCTTGACAAACAATCTAAACACGATTTACAATGTTCCTAACAACTCATTTCCTGAACGGCCCAACACAAGGCCTAAGGAGCGGTGCAAAATGTACTTGAATAACTTTAGTGTGCGTATCCCCGAAGGTGTAGAGACACAAAGCCAATATGTAGAGATGAGACACAGGCAGAAGTATTCAATTTCACTCCGTAATAACAGAGATGTCAGATGTGACGCAGATATAGTCATCGACGGCAAGTTGGTAGGTACCTGGAGGATCGAAGCCGGTGAATCTATCCGACTGGAACGGCCTGCCGATGAAGCAAAGAAGTTCACGTTCTACAAAGCCGATAGTGAAGAAGGACAGCAGGTAGAAGCAGACAACGTAGATAAGCAAGAAAAAGGACTTGTCGAAGTAATATTCAGACCAGAGATGAAGATAGTCCCACTGATGCGAGTACAAGAACCACAACCATGGCAAACAACATGGGACTCGACTTGGTATACGACGATTGACGGTGGTGCTTGTGATAACAATGTTCCAATATCAACATACTACTCGTCAGAAGCATCAGCAGAGCCGAAAATCACAGCAACGAGAAGTGCTGATATAGGAAGAAAAAACTATGGCGAAGGCGTCACCGGCTTGTCTGGTCACAGCAACCAACAATTCAACACAACATTCTCGCTGGTATATGATGAAGCAGAAACAACAATCATCCACCTGAGACTGGTTGCAGTTGAAGACGAGAGACAAAACCCGCAACCACTTAGGGCAGTCCGTAATTCAACAGATGTCCCGCCACCGATCTACTGTTGACAAGTAACGTAGACATGTGTATAATAAAGAACAAGTAGGCTGTAAAGACCGTATCTGGCGAGACCCACAGCGCGGAGGTCAAGAAAGAGCCCCCTCACACCAATAGGGGGCTCTTTCGATTCATTGGGGCGAAGGACGGGATTTGAACCCGCGAGTATGCGGACCACGACCGCATGTCTTAACCAGACTTGACGACCTCCGCTATTTTTGGGGTGGGGCAGGATGCAGTCCCGCGCCACCCCACGTCTATTTGCTGCCGTCCACTCTGCACAACGAACGACAGGGGGTATAATTGGTACTTGACGCAAAACTGTAGCCATAGTGTCTTCTACACCAAGACTTACCCCCAACCACCCTCGCGCGCGCGGAACATACGATTCTCAATTCACAGCAAAACAGCAACGACTCCAACCACCCTCGCGCGCGCGGAACATACCAGCGGGGGCACATACGATAACCCCGAAGAATCCAACCACCCTCGCGCGCGCGGAACATACTCGTCATCATGATCGTGTCGTCCGTAAACCAACCAACCACCCTCGCGCGCGCGGAACATACACCAACCGCACACAATGTTCCGCAACACATGGGGTGGTGCCTGCCGTGAAGACAGGCAACCGCAGTTACTACACTGCTTCGCGCTTCACTGGGGCTGGTTTCACGTTGGCAATCAAACTGCCAACGCCAGAGCCGTCCCCTCCACGCGCGTTTAGACTCTCGCCAGTTTTTGACGCGAGTTGCTTCAGGTTTACCGCCGCATTTAGATCGCGGTCGATAACCAACCCACACTCATTACATGTAAATGTTCGCTCACTCAACGACAATTCAGATTTGATACAACCACAACCAGAACACGTCTTACTACTTGGATACCATCTATCTGCTACGATGATTGTAACACCATACCACGCTGCTTTATATGTAAGCTGACGACGCATCTCTCCCATTGATGAATCGGCAATTGATATAGCCAAACGCCTGTTCTTCAACATTCCACTCACGTTTAGGTCTTCAATAACAACTACACTAGGCCGTAGGTGTGCAGGCTTATCGACGCCGATGATGGCTGATGTTATCCTGTGTATTTCATGTTTAAGGATGTCTGCAATATGCCTATGTAGGTTCTTAATGCGTATCTGCGTATCGTGCCACCGATTGCTCGGGGGATGTCCATGACTTGGTTTATCCTGTCGATCAGATTTACGCTGCAGGCGTGCCATCTTTTTCATTTTCTTTCGATACGAACGTGGAGAACACCATGTTCGTCCATCAGATGTAACGGCCAATTGCGAACATCCCAGATCAACACCAATTGGTTTTCCTGTTGCAATGTCGGCTTCGGTTGATTCCTCTACTTGTACAGATGCAAACCATCGACCTCCTTTGCAACTAACAGTAACGGACATGATATTTCCTTCAGTCATAACAGGGAGATACGCTCGTTCTTTAATGCGTACCCAACCAATCTTCTGCAATCTAATACGCTTTTGTGTAATGTGGTGTAGCGAAACACCCCAAAACTTGATAGCACACCATCCACGATATTTGCTTTTGAACCTCGGGAAACCACGTGGCTTGCCATCTTTACGTGGTTTCGATGATTTAGGTAACTTGCGTTTCCCACTGCATACATCAAACCAGAATTGATATGCACTATCCAGCATCCGTCCGGCAGTTTCCTCAACACGACTGCAATACTGTCTCATCCAAGGAAAGTGACTATCCTTTCTGGAACGGAAATGCTTGATAAGCCTGCTTGTGAAGATGGTTTTGTTGCCATCAGTTGCGTGTTGCCCAAACATACTATAGTGTCGAATTCGACGGGCAAGCATCCAGTTATAAGCAAATCTCACTGCACCCGAATGTCTATATAGCGCCTTCAGTTGTGTTTCGTTCGGGTCAAGTTCTGTTTTGTATGCCCGCTGAATTGATGAAATTACAAGTCATCCTCTTGTCTTGTTAGTTAGTGTTAATTTCAATATACCGCACTGTATGTTGTTTCAAACATCTTTTTTTTGTTTCGTGTGATGCGGTTTCGCCATCCCGGAATTGCTTTTTTCATGTTCACAAAAAAAATAGCCATGAGAAAAAATGGTCTGGGTGGAGAGATTCGAACTCCCGAGAATTTCCTCATCCCAAATGAGGCGTCTTAGACCGCTAGACTACACCCAGACTTTGCGGGCGGCACTGACTTTCACCATGACCAATCAGCCACTATAGCGACCGTTGATTGCCACTCCGAAGACTTAACTGTCACCATACTTCTTCTTCAGTCTCTCGTACTCACGGCAGTCCTTCTCTTCTTTCTTGGCTTTCTTGGTAGCTTTCCCTTTCTCTACTGCTTCATGTTTCTTTTTTCTTGCATTGAATTCTTTGTCTGTTTCAAGACGAGTTCCAGAAAATTCAACAGCATCATCGTATACATACTCTACTCGAATATTGGTATATCCAGCAGCAACCATTTCATCTTTATTGTCTTGTAGTTCCTTTATTGCCCCGTCAATGGTTGTATCGAAAATATCATATGGACAAACACGTTCATACACAGCTTCCACTTCTTCTTTCTCATTTACGTAAGCCATTTCACATACCTTTCCAACGATGTTTTGGTGCAGGGGGACGAATTCGAATCGCCAACCTCAGCATTATCATTGCTGCCCTCTACCAGTTGAGATACCCCTGCACTTTGAATATGAAGATGGGGATGGGTTCCATGCTTCCCTAAGAGCACAATGCTACCAGCTTAGGGCTGGTGGTCTGCTACGCATTGACCATCCCCATCAAATTATTTGGCATGAGCAGAAGGGATTGAACCCTCGTCTATCGGGTTGGAACCGATGGTAATAACCACTATACTATACTCATGCTATGGCTGCGGTAGGAGGGATCGAACCTCCGACTATCGGGCAACAGCCGATTATTTTACCTACTAAACTACACCGCAGTCCTGCTTACTTATAACTGTATACGAAATAACCAAAAATGGCTACATCATTTGACTCGAAATCGTACTGTGCTCCAACACCAGCCCTATCTGCCATCGTGAATGACTTGAGTTGATCAATGACAGGAAATCCATCTGGTGCATCAGCACTACACCCAAGCCCAGCATTCGAGAAATCAACAGATGCAAATGTATCAGCATAGAACTCGAAGTCAAACCATTCCCCGATCCTGTAGCTAGCCTGTAGGCTCGGAACTGTAATATCCGCTGAACTCCACAGGATGCCGACAGAGCCGTTGTTATCAGCAAGTGCAGGTGTAGCCATACAAGCGATTACTACGAGTGCTACAATCAGATTCTTCATGTTGTCTCCGTTATACCCATTAGTTGAGTTACTCAAACAACGATTTTACCACATATTCTATTTTGCTTCAATCAGTGCTTTTCCGTTCCACCACTACGAGACAGATAATCATCTGAAACAAACTTGAGGATTCTCCTCCCTATTTTAGCATGAGTGCTGTTCAGTAGCGATCTGACAACAACGCCTTCGCGCATGCACTCACCCTCGCATTCTGTATTTCCAGAAGCAAGTTCACGCATCTTGTCTCGATCATATGGCCCACGATAGATAACAGGTGCTGTTGGAATGTCGTGCTCTTCACAGGTAACGGAAAACTCATCACAGGTATAGTACAGGCCGTCAACCTCTATGTCAAACGCTCGATATAGATATTCACCAGAGCTTGTGCCATACCGCAAGTCCTGGACCCATCCATAAATCTCTCCGTAGATGATGGCGCTGTACTCAGCATCGAGCGAACGCAATAAATCCCTAAGCGGATGAATGAACATTGGCTGCTCATATAGAGAACTTATGCCCATCGGATGTGTGTGATTACGGCTACCCACCATGAACTCGCAGTCAACATATCCAATCCTGCTGTTTGTACCATGAATCTTTTCAGTTGCAACAACCATCTCTCCAGGCTCGAACACGGAAGGATAGTTACGTTCGTTTTGTATCTTCGTATACAGACAGAAGTGTGGGTGGTTTGATATCAGGTTGGCATCTTGCGGCTCTGGTGGATCGTACTTCTCGATGTTGTAAAACTCAGCAGCGTTGCTACCGACATCAAGATTGTCATCGTTGGGAATAACAAAGCCATGACTTGGTTCGCCACGCAACTTCACAGCACGAACTCTCCCGTGTTGTGGCCCACTCTTACCAAACGATAGATACTTAACAACACCCCACGTTGTTGCTATATCCACTGGTACTATCGACTCTGGCGGGATGTGAACAACAACATCTCCATCGTTGAATGATTCCTTTTTAACAACAACCTGCCAACCACCAACCTGCGCGATTTCGAGAGAATCAGCATTTGGATGAACGCTTATGCTATCTATTGCACATACGCTACAGATTAGATCGCTCACTCGATCTCCATTCCTTTGCATGATTTGTTGTGGTGCCCCGAGTCGGACTCGAACCGACGACTCCCTGATTAAAAGTCAGGTACTGCTACCAACTGAGTTACCGAGGCACAAAGATTGGAGCGCCCGACAGGACTCGAACCTGTGTCAAATCGGGTAGAATCCGACCACTCTAATCCACTGAGTTACGGGCGCTTTTCGTTAGGCATACTATTCAAGATCGAGTTTTTCCTGCGCATCACTAATGAGTATTTCCCTTTCTTCTCGTGGAACATCATCACTGATATGAACCATTGTCCAATCAGCAGCTACACCTTGAAGAACGTCTTCCCATGGTTTATCAATCTGATGTACCCATCCAACTGTCCATTCTGGTGGATTCCACGATCCATCTACATCATCAACGCTATTGTTGGCTATCGTCTCCGCTTCTTCTTTTGAAGCTGCATAAACATCTACATCGAATGTTCTTTCAAACTCAATCCTGTAGTACGGCATATCGACCTCCAATTTGTTGGTGGGCGCACGAGGGATTGAACCTCGGACCTGCGCATTATGGGTGCGCTGCTCTGAACCCCTGAGCTATACGCCCATGTTTGGTGCCGGAGGAGGGATTTGAACCCTCAATCCCGAAGGCACCTGTTCTTAAAACAGGCATGTATTCCAGTTCCACCACCCCGGCAATATTTGGTAGCGGAGGTGGGATTTGAACCCACACTACCCGATTTTTGAGATCGGTCCCTCTGCCAATTGGACTCACTCCGCCATTTTGGTAACCCCGGAGGGATTCGAACCCCCAACACAGCGGGTCTAAACCGCACGCATCTACCAGTTGGGCTACGGGGTTACTAATATTAATTGGAGCCAGCGGTAGGATTCGAACCTACGATGTTAGCCAATCGGCACCAGATTTACAGTCTGGCTCCTTCAGCCACTTGGATACGCTGGCATCAGATCATTAGTCAAACATCTCTTGTACTTTTCTCCACAACTCGAAGTACAATGCATCTCCGTAACGGACAACATGTGGTGTAAACTCGTCAATGCCATCTTCGATCTTGCGGATAGACATTGGCGTACACCAATCAATGTATGCATCCTGGTTAGCATCTATGAACAACATCTTGGCTTGCCCGCGTGTCTTGGCAACCACAACATCGACTATTCCTACAATCTCTCTGCGTTCCCAGTAGTCGATAGTCTCGACTGTTGCCTCGTGCTCACCTGCATCGCAAAAGTATGCATTCATTACTGTGTTTACCATTAGATTGATATAACTGTATTTTCGTTAAATTTCCCATCATAGTTTGCTCCACAAGAATGTCTCAAGGAAAGAAGTGGAATCTCTTGTATACCAAGATGGTTACACTGTTTTGTAGCCCATTTACCTCCACACTGATCTTCGACAACTTTGAACACGAATTCCTTGGCCCAATCCCATACAGAACTCATATCACTTGTGCTATCTTCGTCAAAGACAAACCCAGGCCAATGCTCAATAACAGCACCATGCTTCATCCTGTCTGCACGCCCAAATGATATGTCACGACCTACTTGCTTGTTGTACATATCATTTACAGAACACTTAGCAATCCCAACCTTTACCATTTGTGCTTCTTCGTCGAGGATAACACAAGCAGTAACACCACCACGCCCAAATAGATTATCATCGTCATCGTAATACCTGTAGTGAATGTACCTCGGTTTCATATCTCCATCCTTTCGTTTATTACGTGTTGTTATAAGCCTACCCAACGGTAACCTACATCAAACATTACTTCACAACAGTTGTTACCGTGTTGATAAACTCACTCATTACAAGATAGTCAATGGTGGCAATATTGATGATGTTAATAACACAACCAACTATAGACCCAAAAATACCAATAGACCCAAATACAATACCTAATGCCCACATGTTGTCACGGGTATACAAACGACTACTAACAACAACAAAAACTATGCTGAGAATCAATCCAAATACTGCAACACCAAGACATGAATAACAATTGATAGTATATCGTCTTTCAATAGCCTGATAATACACCAGTCCCGGTCCGCTCAGTTTTCCTTCCAGCAAATCAACAATGCCTTCAACACAATCTACCATTCCATCTGCATCAAGCACAACTTCAACAGTCTGTGCTTTCTCCGAAGATTCATCTGCAACACAAACACCTGCTGTAACCAAAAGAACAACAAAAAACCATACATTAGTGTTCATACCTGTCTCCTTTGTGTTGTTGTATGTTGCACATATGCGCAACATGCTTGTTTCTTACAACATACCCGCCAATCACTACGGCCAAACATCTTTTGGAGCCGGTGGTCCGATTTGAACGGACGGCCTGAGAAGTACAAATTCCCTGCTCTAATCCACTGAGCTACACCGGCTCATCATCCAACAGATACTGAGTGCTTGCTATCATGTCTTCAATGGCTTTCTGTGGTGTCATGCCATAGCCTTGGGGGTAATCATTACATACAACAAAGTGACGTTTTACGATGCCACCCCCGTCAGGAACAACTGTCTTGATTGTGTGTGCTGTCCACTTCTCATCCATAGAATACAACTCTGGGTTGTCTCTACGATCTTCAGCAGATGAACAATATAGCCTTATCGTAAACCCACGACCAATCTTAACCATGAACTCATCAAGCGTCATGCTTCACCTCTTTGATGTATTTGGTGCCCCCAGCGGGATTCGAACCCGCGATTTCAACCTTGAAAGGGTTGCGTCCTTGACCGCTAGACTATGGGGGCACTCGCTAATTTTCCATTACTCTTACCATTAAACTCCAGATACTCTCAAACAAACCACACTTCCGCTCGAACAACTGACACTTCCCGTCGTTGTTTACATTTCTACAATCAAGCACTCCTTCCCAACCAATACGACCAGTTATCGAACAAGTGTGTCTTACTGCATTGGCATGACATAACCAGCTTTCTCCACCAAAATAATCGGATGGATAGTAACGACAATGCCTGCACCTCACACAAATCACTTTCTCATTAATCTTGGACATGTTGCTGGATCAAACATTCCTTTTCCGTCTCTTGGAGAGCGATATGGATTCCCAAACTGCCACTTGTGGGCTACTTGCCCTGTGCTTCTCTCCCATGCTCGTCTACGCCTACGCGAGAACCGCTTGTACCATCCACTCCACTTGGTAGAACAGAATGCTGAGAAAGGTCTCTTCTTACGCGATCTCGACATACGACCACCACCAATTAGCTTTTACCAACAAACGGTATGTGACTGTTCTTGTATAAAACTGTTGGAGGCAGAGGGGAGATTCGAACTCCCGAAACCTTTCGGTCTAACGGTTTTCAGGACCGCCGCCTTAAGCCACTCGGCCACCCTGCCTCAATCACTGTTATTCCAAACAAGGACTGCCTCTGTTCCATCTGGAGACATAATCGGAATCCACGCCTCCATGCCAGACTTATATGGATGGCTTTTCCAATGTAGCCCTAGATCAAGCATGAGTTCATCAACTTCAAACTCGCTTGGGTTTTTTCCATAGAACCGCTTTATAACATCATCCCTGAATTCTTTCGGCAATGGCTGTAAATAACCTTTCTCGGACGGATGTGAACAAGACACCCCGCCTGCTTGATGTTCCCATTCATATCCAGAATCATCAACGACGAGTATTGCTGCACCACTGCCTATTTCATCGTATATACACATTTTCATAGCATATCTCCTTAATATACTTGGTACCGGGAACAATGCATCATTTACAACAATTCACAATGTAACACAAGAATAGACAATGCTATTTGCGCCAACACAGCATCACTACCAATATTGACCCATGCATTTTCTCTCTCTTTGGCTCTTCCCGTGATCGAACC